TTGAAGAGGGTAACACATTTAATGATATTACTCCTATTCGAGTTACCACAGGCTCTGGAGATGTAACATTTGCCGCAACCAACGGATCAACAACAATTACTGTAACAGACTCGGCTCACGGAGCAAATGCAAATGATTTTGTTACGTTTTCTGGCGCTGTTAGTTTAGGTGGTGTTATAACAGCTGATGTACTAAATCAAGAATATCAAATTGTATCTATTGTTAGTTCCAATGCATACACAATTACGTCTGCCGTTGCAGCAAACGCATCTGATAGTGGCAATGGTGGCGGTAGTGTTGTTGGTTCTTATCAAATTAATACTGGAACGGATACTACTGTTGGTGGTACTGGTTGGGGTGCAGGGCAGTGGAGTGGTACAACATCTGGTGCTTTGGCAACACAGTTAAATGAAGCTTTGGATGCAAGTGAAACAGATGTTGACGTTGATGATGAAACGGGTATGACCACAGAAGGAGATGTTATTCTTGTAGATAATGAATTAATGAGAGTAACAGCATCAGCCGATGACAATACAATGGTTGTAACTCGTGGACATAGTGGTACAACTGCGGCTACACATGCAGACAACACTCTTGTTAGATTAGCTTTAGGCAACGCAGATCCAAATAATGATTTTGTTGGATGGGGCAATGCAGCTTCTGTTACAACAACAGGTAATCAAATAAGATTATATTCACATGATAATTTTGGAGAAGATTTAATTATTAATCCTATCAATGGTGGAATATATTATTGGGATAAATCAAATGGTCTTTCTAATAGAGCCGTAGAGCTAAGTGCCACAAGTACTTTTTCTGGTGAAACAAGTGTTCCTACTATTGCAAAACAAATTCTTGTCTCAGACCAAGACAGACACGTTATAGCTTTTGGGTGCGATGGATTGGGAGCAAACGCTTCTGCAGCACAAGGAGATGGTGTACAAGATCCCTTATTAATAAGATTTTCATCACAAGAAAATCCTGTTGATTGGTTTCCAACAACCACAAACACAGCTGGTGACTTAAGGCTTGGTGGTGGGTCAACATTCATGCAAGCAGTAGAAACAAAACAAGAGATACTTGTATTTACAAACAAAAGCGTTCACTCAATGAGATTTATTGGTCCTCCATTTACGTTTGGTATTAAGGAGCTTTCTAAAAACATAACAATCATGAGTCCTGCAGCAGCTATAGCAGTTGACGATTCTGTTTACTGGATGGGTGTTGATACCTTTTATATTTATAGTGGTGGTCAAACAGTACAACTGCCTTGTACTGTAAAAGATAAAGTTTTCTTAGACTTTAATTTTGAAGAAAAAGACAAAGTTCATGCAGGAGTCAATTCAGAGTTTGGTGAGGTAATTTGGTTTTATCCAACTGAAGGACAAACAACAGTTGATGCTTATGTTGTTTATAATTATCAAGAAAAAGTTTGGTATTATGGTACTCTATCAAGGGATGCTTGGTTAGATAGAGGTATAAGAACTTTACCAATGGCTACAGGTTCATCTTTATTATATAATCACGAAATAGGTTATGATGATGATGGGTCTGCTATGACTGCTTTTATTGAATCAGCCCCAATGAAATTTAGCCAAGATCAAGGGTTTTCTTTTTTAAATGAAGTGTTGCCAGATGTTAATTTTAATGGTTCTACATCTATCAACCCAACAGTAGATTTTACAATTAAATCTCAAAGATACTCAGGATCTGGAATATCGCAAACAGAAACAGGAACCGCACAAAGAACAGCAACAAGCCCAGTTGAGACTTATACTGAAAAACTTGACTTTAGAGTTAGGGGTAGAACATTTGCGTTAAGACTTGAATCAAGTGCTTTAGGAACAAAATTTAAACTTGGAACTCCTCAAATAAATATAAGGCAGGATGGTAAAAGATAATGTTAGTTTCTACTATACCACAATACGTTTTAGGAATAACAAATGCAAAGCTAATTGCGCCTACCACTGCAGCTATATTATATACAGCACCTAGTGGTGCTGATTTTAACAGCTCTGTTATTACATCAATAATAGCTCATGAACACAGTAATAATAGCGAAACATTAAGAGTTTTTATAAGAGATACTAGTAATAATGACTTTGAATTATTTGACAAAACAGTTGCTGGTCATGGAACAGAAGAGTTATTAACCAGAGACTTGGCACTTAAAGAAGGAGAGTCTCTTTATATAGAGGCAGGTACGGCTGACAGGCTTCATGTTGTAGCAAGTATACAAGAGTTTGCAATACACAGAACACCACAGAGTGCATTGTAATGACAGCATTTATGCTTGCATGTACATTAAATGGAATAGCTACTGGCGGTATTTACTTTGAAAATGTAAATTACTGCATAGATTATAAGGATAAATTAAATAATCAAACTTACATGAAGGAAAGCGAGCCACAAAAATATGAGTGTATTTGTAAACTAATTCCTTTTGTAGATACAGATAAAGTGAGGGTGTATTAATGTTACAAGCTTTAATAGGTCCAGTTACAGGACTTTTAGATAAATTTATACCAGACGCAGACCAAAAAGCTAAATTGGCTCATGAAATAGCCACAATGTCCGAGAAACATGCGCAGGAGGCGATGCTTGCTCAGTTAGAGATAAATAAAGCAGAAGCACAATCTGGTTCATTATTTAAAGGCGGATGGCGCCCAGCTGTTGGGTGGGTATGCGCGATTGCTTTTGCTTATCATTTTATCATAAAAGATTTGATTATATTTGGAGCTACATTTGCAGGTGCAGAATTACCAGAACTGCCTGAATTTGATATGGGCACACTTTTAACTGTTCTCGGTGGCATGTTAGGAATTGGAGGACTTAGGACATATGAAAAGCAAAAAGGTCTTACCAAATGATGTGGTTTTGGCTATCTTTAAGTAAGTTTTTTAATAATATAGGTACTTATTTTTATTTTAAACATGTAGAAAGTTTAAGAAAAAGACAAAGGAGAAGATAATGGATATCGATAGATTGAGACAAGAAATAGAAGCTGACGAGGGGAATGTTGGTGAAATTTATTTAGATCACTTAAAATTACCAACACTAGGTATAGGTCATCTTATAAAAAAGACAGATCCTGAGTATGGATTACCAGTTGGTACACCGGTAAGCAGAAAGCGTATTAACACTTATTTTAATGAAGATATACAAGGCACTATAGAAGATTGTGAAAAATTATATAAAGACTTCTACAAGTTACCAGAAGAAGTTAAATTAATTTTATGCAACATGATGTATAATCTGGGGTACACAAGACTATCAAAATTTAGTAAACTAAAAACAGCAATAAATAAAGGTGATTGGGAAAAAGCATCTTTAGAGATGAAAGATTCAAAATGGTATAAACAAGTACCTAATAGAGCCGAAAGACTCGTAAAGAGAATGAAGGCGATAGGAGCATAAAATGTTATCAGCAATATTAAGTTTAGCAGCACCAGCAATTTTAGGACCAGCAGGGCTTGGTTTAAGCATGAGCCCTATGGTAGCAAGCGCTATAGGTGGTGGTTTAGGTTCTTTATTGCAAGGCGGTAAAACAGAAGATGTTCTTAGAGGTGCGGCATTAGGTGGTTTAGGTGGTTACTTAGGTGGTCAACTAGGAGCAGGTGGCTCAAGTGCTATAGGCGGAGTAAACCCCGCTGCGCCAATTACAAATGCTAATACTATTGCTGGAGCTAGGGCAGCATCGTCTGGTGCATTAGCAGATATGGCTGCCGCAGGGCAGGGCATGGGTATTATGGGCACTAACGCAGCCTCTGGTGGTATTGGGGCAGCCTTAACAAGGCCAGAAGCCATAGGTGCTGGTTTAGGTGGATTAGCAGCAGATTCTATGATGATGCCAAAATACAGAGAAGAAGAAGAAAAAGAATATCCAAGAGGCATGCCTATTAAGAACACATCTGTGTTTCCAGATTTTGGTTATGATGCTGGTAAAGAGGGTGAGTTTAATTACAGAATACCTAAAAACTATGCAGAGGGTGGAGAAGTTGAGGCTAATGATATGGCTATGGATGCAGGTATTGGTGGTATGATGGAAGACGGTATGAATGATAAAGAGCTAATTAGTAGTACTATTGATGTCATACAAGGCGAAATAAATGATCCTGATCAACAAAAAGTTATTTTAGGTCAGTTTGTAGCTGAATTTGGGCAAGATGCTCTACAGGACTTAATAACAAAGGTTCAATCAGGGGATATACCTACTCAAACTCAAGAGGGTGATGGAATGGTAAAAGGTGCTGGTGACGGCATGGCTGATATGATTCCTGCATCAATGGAAGGGGATCAAGATGTTTTACTTAGTGATGGTGAATTTGTTGTTCCTGCTGACGTTGTTAGTGGCATCGGAAATGGGAGTTCTGACGCAGGTGCAAATAAACTAGAAGATATGATGGATAGAGTTAGAGAATTAAGAACTGGTGGTAAAACACAACCACCTGCTATACCTGATGAGATGATGTTGCCTGCATGATTTGCACAGCAGTTCCTCGTGAGGCAGTAGATATAGTTTGGGGCGATGTTAGCAGTATGCTAAATAAAGCCATAGAAACAAGCGGTGGTAAG